ACAACAGTAACGCTTAACGCTGGCACTAAGACAATTACTAATGATATTTCGCCAATCCTCAACAGATGGACACTTAAATCATGGCCAGCAGTTGTTCAGGGCACACAGATTTCTGTTGTTATACAGATGTTCTCTGTCAACGTAGTGGATGGTCTAGAAGTATTTACCGACCCTTACGCCGAGCTGTTCTGGCTAGAGACACGTCGTCAGAATCAAGACATTGTTACCTACACTGAAGGACCGCTTCAAGTCACGGCAGTAGTAGATGGCATTGACTGGATTCCTCACAAGCGTCGTGACAACTGGGAGAATGGCTATGAGGGCGACTTAGTGTTGAACCTCAAAACCATTGGCCAGTACACCTACAGTCCATCTAACCTCGCCTCTCTCTAATGAAAAACGTTTCTGCACCTATTTGGCTACCACCGTCAACGTCAAGACCTAATCAGGTTCTTCTCTCAACTGGTGTTGGTAGCAATGTTAAGTGGGGAAATGTTGCGGCACAAACAGGTTCAGGATCATCTGGCGGACTTCCTGCTGGTGTCATCATGGATTACGCAGGTTCTAGTGTTCCTTCTGGTTGGTTGCTTTGTAATGGTGCTTCTGTAAGTAGTGCTACGTACCCAGCATTGTACGCCGCTATTGGTCACACGTATGGTGGTTCAGGTAGTTCATTCAACTTACCTGACGCAAGAAATAAAATGGTTATTGGTGCCGGTTCAAGTTATGGACTTGGTAACACTGGTGGTTCGTCAACAAGTTCATTGAGCATTTCAAACATGCCATCGCACAATCACTCAGTTAACATTAACCACGGTCACAGTTTTAATCAAGGCTCGCACCATCATTCAATATCAGGTTTGAGTCACAGTCACGCAATGTCTGGTGGTACTCACGCGCACGGTGCTGACTCAACAACAAACTACGGTTCATTTTGGGGCAACGGTACTGGTCACTCGTATGTTGTTGGAACTGGTGGTGTTGTTGGTGGAATTGACGCAGGACGTATGACTGCTACCGGAGATGGAACTCCTGTTGGAATGGTTGCAGCATCCGGTTTGACTGGAACTTACAACACTGGTAGCAACATTACTGATACAAGCAGTTCTGTTAACGACTTGACTACATCGGGAGCAGTGGCTACAAGTGCCATTGGTGGTGGTTCAGCGTTTAGCACAATTTCACCTTATATAGCACTCAACAAAATTATTAAGACATAGGAGAATTATGGGTATTTCATTTACAAGAACAGTCACATGCAATGGATGTAACACAACACTTGAATTAGGTGGCAACTGGTCATCTTTTCTTGAAAACATAAATGGTAGCAATCAAGCATTGTTTTCTGAAACCATTGCGGTATGCAACATTGCATGTTTTAAGACATTTGCAGCAAACATTACAACACAAGGAGCATAATGGGCATCAACACAACAATCACATGCGATGGATGTTCAGCAACCATCGCACCTACCAATGGGTATTTAATAGCGTCATTTGGTGCTAGGAAACAGTTTTCTAAATTCATTCCAAGTTCACTTATTTTTTGCGACGCAACTTGCATTTCTAAGTACGTAGCACCAACAACACCAGGAGCATAATGACAGACGTTCGATCAAACATCGTAGGTTGGGCAAAGTACTTTGCAGCTCACCACCAGCAATTCCACTACACCGAAGGTGGACAACGCATGGAAGCCATCAACCAGAACCCAATCAAGTGGCCTGTGTTTGCTGACTGCTCAGCGTTTGTAACTCTTTGCTACAACCACGCTGGCGCACCAGACCCTAACGGTCAAAACTATGACGGCGAAGGCTACACCGGCACACTGCTCAGCCACGGTACCAAGATTCCCCTTGCTCAAGTACAGCCTGGTGACGTTATTGTATACGGCCCTGGAACCGGCTGGCACACAGCACTCGTCGTAGACGTGTCTGGTGCTAACGCTCAGAACCCTTTAACAATTAGCCATGGTCAAGAAGGCGACCCTTCGTATGTTCATGTATCACAAGACGGACGACTTCCACAGACCTACCTACGCTTTAACACCAACCAACTGAACGCAACGTCAGCACATCCCGTTCCAACCGCATGAACTGGAATAGCCTTTCCAACATTGCACAAGTACTGGCAGTATTTGTTTTTCCCGTTATCTTTTTTGTTGGCCGTATTGTTTGGAAGAAAGTGAAATCTGAGTTGTCGCCTAATCACGGTAGTTCACTGCGGGACGCCGTGGACAGGATAGAGAAAGCAGTTTTTGAAATCATTGACGAGCAGAAAAAAAACAAGAAAGCCATTAAGCGTGTCGCTAAAGAACTTGAAACCCACCTTAATGACCTTGAATACGAATAAACAACGCACCTTTGGAGAGAAGTGTGCTGACCTTATGCGTCATGGCATGGGTACGTGGACATTCCTGATTGTGTTCTGCACCGCCATGGTGTTATGGATTCTCTCTGCTGGCTTTGGCATTGACCCTGCGCCATTCTTCAGACTGAACCTAGTGCTCTCTATGGTGGCTGGTCTACAAGGATCAGTGCTACTTATCTCAGCCAAACGAGCTGACCGTTTATCTGACGAAATGCAGAAATTTGATACTGAGCACTCGGTTAAGGATTACAACCTAGACCTAGAGACACACGCTCTGGTAAAAGAAATACACGAATTACTAAAGGACAAAGAATGAAGATAGCACTTACTCGCAGCCTTATCGCTTGGCGTTGCCAACGTATTCTCTGTGCTTATGGTTCAGGCTGAAGCTCGTGGTCGTCCACACGTTGCTGGCATGACCGAGGTGGGCTACTGGCTTGCCAACATCTTTTGCATTAAGACCGCAGTTAGTCACTTCACATGGCAGTTAGTTGTCTTTTGTCTCATCTCTGCGTACATCAGCACGTACTTCGCCACTCGTCATGGACACGAGAACATTGAGGACGTAACAGACGTTCGTCAAGACAATGAATTATCATTGTTAGAGGAAAGAATTGAAATCTTAGAGGGTGATGATGCAGCAGGGTGATTTAGTCTTTTGTAAATCTAAGGGCATTATCGGAGCCAGTATTCGCTGGGCACAGAAGCGGTTTGAAAAGACTCATTTCTCCCAGTTTAACCACGTTGCTGTCCTGCACGAGCAGGTAGGCAACGACTGGACCATTATTCAGGCTGAAGGCAAGGGCGTTACCAGCGACAAATTGTTGTCCTCGGTGGCTCCAGGTGGCACCTACGAAGTTGTCCCTTTCCCTGCTGACCTAGATCGAGTCAGGTTCATGAACTTTCTTTTGACCCAGGTGGGGTCTAAATACGGATTCTTGTCAATCTTTTCGTGTGCCCTAGACATGGCCCTACCCGACGCCGTTTGCCTCAGAAAAGACGATACGTGGATTTGCTCCGGCCTAGTGGCTGGCGCTTTGTGGTTCTGTGGGTTTGCTAAAGCGTGCGACTGGGGCGACCTCTACACCACCACACCGGCTGAAGTTGCTGCTGCAATAATTTCCAACAAGTAATCCACCATTTTTTGCACAACCTGATGTAGAATGATTCTTACCTAGCAAGGATGGAATCATGAGGCCGACTACACACGTTATCCCTGATACACAAGCAAAAGCAGGAGTCCCACAAGACCACCTGCGCTGGATTGGGCAATACATTGTTGACCAATTCAGAGATAAGCCAGTAAAGATTATTCACCTAGGCGACCACGCTGACATGCCTTCGCTTTCGTCGTATGACAAGGGCAAGAAGTCAATGGAAGGGCGTCGTTACACCCAAGACATTGAGGCGGCAAACTCAGCATGGTTAGTACTAAATGAAGCACTCGAAGCCTACAACAAACACAAAAAGAAACTCAAGCACCGTCCTTGGCAGCCGGAGCGCCATATACTTCTCGGAAACCATGAGGATCGTATTAACAGAGCGGTGGANTCGGACGCACAGCTTGAAGGCGTCATTTCAACGGATGACCTCATTTATGCGGAAACTGGTTGGGAAGTTCACCCGTTCCTAAAGCCTGTACCTATAGACGGAGTGTACTACGCCCACTTCTGGGCTAACACCATGACTGGTAAGCCACTTGGCGGTTCAGCCTTGGCGCGATTAAACAAACTGGGACACTCATTTACTATGGGACACCAGCAAGTACTTGACTACGGACTTAAGTTCGTTAGTGGCAAGTCACAGCACGGCCTAGTTGCCGGTGCATGCTATCTTCACGACGAAGATTACAAGGGATACCAAGGCAACGCTCACTGGCGTGGCATCATCATTTGTCACGAGGTAGAGGACGGCTCCTATGACCCAATGTTTGTAAGCCTTGACTACCTATGCCGCAAGTACGAGGGCGTTCGACTCACACAGTTCATGATGAAGAAGTACAAGACGGTGTGGAATTCCTGATGTGGTCATGGGTCTTAGCCGTTATTGGCTCCTGTGGCCTGTTCTTTGTTGGTGGTAAGAAAGTCTGGGGTTGGTTCATACTTATCCTCAATGAAGGTGTATGGGTTGTGTATGCCATACACACACGCCAGTACGGATTCATTATGTACAGCTTCCTGTACGTAATTATGTACATTCGTGCAATTAGGAACTGGAAATGAGTGCTATGTCTTATGTTGTTATTGGATTAATTTGGGCTATCGGTGTTGTTACTGGAGCGATTCTTATGCTTATTTGGGACATGATTAAATGAGTACCACATCAACAATAATTACCCTTGTCTGCATTTGGACTCTTGCGTGGATGGCTATAAGGCCATGAGAACCACTGTCGGTGTGCTATTCTGCTTTGCACTGCTATTAGCAGGAATATTAATTGGGAGATAAAGTGATTTCAGTATTTACACCTAGCCACAATCCGAAGTACCTGAACGAGTGCTACACCTCACTCAACGAACAGACCTATGAGGACTGGGAGTGGATTGTACTGCTCAACGGCGACGCTGAATGGAATGGCCCAGAGGATCAGCGAGTCACTATCTACTGGTCTGTGGAGACAAACGTTGGAGCACTGAAGAAGGAAGCAGTTAGTTACTGCACCGGCGACATCCTGGTTGAACTAGACCACGACGACAAGCTCATGCCTGAAGCCTTGGAAGAAGTCAAGGAAGTCTTTGACACCTACGAGGACGTGGTGTTCTGCTACTCACAGTTTGCTCAGATTAATGCTGACGGTACGCCTAACGGAGATAGGTTTGACTCTAACCACGGCTGGACATACAAGGACATTGACGGCTACAACGTCGCTGCTGGCTTTGCACCGTACCCACACAACGTTTCCTACATCTGGTACGCACCGAACCACCTACGTGCCTTCCGTGCTGACGCCTACAAGCGAACTGGTGGGTATGACGCAGATCGTTTTGTACTAG